GGCATAACCGTCCAGGTCCAGATCTGCGATCTGCTTCATGTGTTCCACACGCAGGTCTGCAAAGGTGCAGCCCTGATTGATGCCGAACAGCAGCTGATCCGGGTTGACCGAAATGCCCTCATGCTTCAGGCGGGCCATCTCGGCCTTGCAGCGCTTCAGCCAGCGGGTGGTGCGCTCGCAGCTGGCCTTGGAATAATCGTGCTGGGCCGGGTTCTCCACGCACTCGTCAAAGGCCATGGCAATGGTGGAACCCAGGTTTGCCTGGATCTGCATGCTCTCTTCCGGGCCCATGAAGATGCGGTGGCCGTCCAGATGGGAGGCAAAGGTCACACCTTCTTCGGTGATCTTGCGCAGCTTTGCCAGGCTGAACACCTGAAATCCGCCGCTGTCGGTCAGGATGGGGCCGTTCCAGCGGGTGAACTTGTGCAGGCCGCCCATGTCAGCCACCAGCTTATCACCGGGGCGCAGGTGCAGATGGTAGGTGTTGCACAGCATCACCTGTGCGCCGATGTCCTTCAGATCCTGTGCCGACAGGCCGCCCTTGATGGCGCCTGCCGTAGCAACGTTCTGGAAAGCGGGTGTCTGCACCGTGCCGTGCACGGTCTTGAACTCACCCCGCCGGGCATCGTGTTCCTGCTTGAGGAGCTTGTAAGTCGTCAGTGAAGGCATTGTCTCGTGTTTCCTTTCTGCGCACGGAAAACAGCCGTGCGATCCTGCCGCAGAAACCTGCGGTATTCAGAACAATCTCTTACAGGTTTCGATCATGCGCCTTCGCTCACAGAATGAGCATCGCATCCCCCATACTGACGGGAGTCGGGATGCCATACTGGAAAGCGTCGTAAGATCGCTTGCTTTTGGCTTCTAGGAATGCCTGATTTCATTTGAAGCCATCGAAATGAAGATATATTTGTTCAGCAAAAAAGCCCCGTGAAGGGCTTCTTTGTTCGGCGTAACACCGTTCTTATACATTTTAGCAGATGACCATAGAGATTTCAACTGCTTTTTGAACATCTTATGTCCGTAGCGAAAAATCCACCCCGGCGAAGTTATCTGCGCTCAGGACGTAGGTCCCGTTGTCCCACGCATCCTTAGCCAGCATCTTGGCCTCCTCCCAGCTCGCCGCTTCGACGGGTACGACCTTCTTCAGGTATTCGACGATGACAACATCGTAGGTTCTGGTCCGGGGTGGAAGCGCTACCTTTGCACGTTCCATCATTCTGTCAAGAATCAGCTCATCCTTCTGAAGCTCGCTGAAATAGTCCGGGTCGCCGCCTTCTTTCCCCGCTTCCTCCAGAAGAAGCTCGCTGTTCATCTCCTGACAGAAGTCGATGCAGTCGCGGATGGTGTACGGCTGATCGTTGTCGGCCTTCTCGCCGTCCTGATTGTCATGCAGGGCGAGATGGAACTTGTCATCCATCAACAGGCTGTAGTCATGCCCCTCCAGATAGCCCAGCAGCACTTTGGCCTCAATGGCGGCAAGCTCAACACCCTGCCGGACGGAAACGGCCATCAATTCTTCGGACTTCGTAATCAGCGTCATATAAGCGCTCTCCTTTCATTCCATACAGACTTTTCCGACCGAAAGCAGATACGAACACCAGCCGTAACTGATGCCGAGGTCTTTTGCCTTTTCGACCACCTGAGTGATGCTGTACTTCGGTTCCGGTCTTTTTGCGAGCAAAAGTTCCTCCAGCATCCTTTCCTCCAGCGCTTCCTGCTTCCGACGTTCAGCTTGAGCAAGGCTGCGTTCCAGATAATACTCGCGGTGCTTGAGATAAGACTTGTGGGATTGCGCGGCCTGACGTTTCTTTACGCAGTCAGGGCAGAACTTCTGGCGGTTCTTGGCGTTCGGTATGTCCCGTCCGCACATCTCGCACTTTGGGGTACTCATCTGAAAATCCTCCCGGAATCCTTGTCCATAAGAACAACCCGGCCCACGATCTCGAACCCGGCGAGATCGGCTACCTGCTTCAATGCGCTGACCAACGCGCTGATGGTGCGCATTCGGGCCGCTTCAAGCTGCTCCTCCTTGCGGATGTTCTTGTGAGCTTCATAGGGTGTCGGGTCATTGTAGTGTTCACTATTCTTTATTTCCATCGTTTGTACCTATCAACTATCAAGAATCAAAATCGGAAAAAGCCAAAACGGAAACCATAAGCACCACGCTATGAATCTATCTTTCAAGGAAACGGCAAGATTCTCTTTTCCAATCTCCTTGCAATCTTTCCGCCAAATCAGATAGAAAGGGATGAAGAAAACCAGTTGCAGAAAGACAGAACACAGTTCTAAAAAGACCCATGCTTTTAGATCCACGTTTGCACCCTCCTTCAGTAGAGAATAGGAATCAGTAAGAAAAGCAGCGGGTATGTCTGCCCGGTTACGATAACGGCTGCGACAATCGCAGCTCCAACAGCCAGCCACTTGGCTACATCAGACATTTCAGCCCACATCATACATTCTCCTCATTCTCAGCAACGTAGCACCAGCTTTGGGGCGGCTTGCTCAAACAGCAGCCATTGATTGCGCAGGTCGGTGGGAGCATATAGCTTCCAGACGGCTGATAATGCTCGCAACTCTCATTCCCACAGACATCGGTTCCGTTCATGCTTTGAAAATCAAAACGGCAGAACTCGTTCAGACTTCGGGGCTCATCGTAGATTTTGAGGTCGGAGATATGCCAGGCATATAAGAACGGAGCCTTTCCGGCATACTTGCTCAGGTCCGCTCTGCGAATGCAGGATTTTTTACATCCGTTATCTCAACGGCAATATCATCATTTCCAAACTCATTGAGGGACAGGTAGCAATAATCAAAATTGTTGTCGATTCCCATCCGCTGGATAAAGTCTATACCGTTGCAAGTAAACTCGCCTACAACCATCCCATTTGCTTTACAGTCGAGCGAATCGTGCGGCCTCAAATCGAAACGAATACGGTTTGCGGCTTTCCAGTAGAAAAGAGGCGCACCATTTGTGCAATAGATGTAGCACTTGAAGGGCTCTGATATTACAGATGGCATCGTCTTACGGATTTCTACCGTCTTTTCCTTTGTGATGATTTTTTTGCACCATTCTGGTCTAATGCTGATGAGAACGGCCTTTTTCATTTCTCCACCTCCGGCAACTTGGGCATCGGCATCCAAAGGGGGTATTGGTCAGGGAATTGTGCGACCGTATCAAAGTCCCACGTTTCGGCCGCACCTTCAAAGGCCCCGCACTTCTCTACGGCGAGAACTTTTCCGCACTCATCGGCATCTTCCTCGGTAGGAGGAGTCACATCGGTCTTCCTCCAATGCAGACGGTTCGCCAGATTGAGCAGATCAACGGCCTCGTTCATCTCCTGCTCATTCTCACAGTGGATGGTCACATCGAACTCGCTGTTGTACGCATGGGCTTTACCGTCTTCGCCAAACCAAATGCAGATTTCATCAGACATTGTTCTTAGCCTCCTCTCTTGAAGCCAATCTGTATTTCCAACGTGCGAGCTTCTGCTCCATGATCTCGACCATCCGGTCGCCGACCGCACCACACATATTGCAGGGGTCGTTGTCATCCAGCTCACCGCCGAAGAAGACGATGCTGCAAAGGTAAACATCGGCCAGCTCCTCGACCAGATTCTCGAAGGCGTCCTTCTCGGACACCGGCGTGGGGTTCACGCCGCTGCGCACCCGGCGGAGCTTCAGAGCCGCCTTGGACGCTTCCACGCATTCTTCCGCCATCTGGGCGAGGATTTCTTCTTCAGGCAGGGCATCGAAAATCTTGATTTCAGGCATTGCGGTCCTCCATCTTTGCGCCACAATTAAGGCAGTATTTTGAGCACAGAACTATAACCGGTCCTACAGTCTTTCCGCAGACAGAACAATTCCACGCTTCATCGTATCTATCTTCGCACCGAACCCAATGTCCCACAGGCCGTATGCTTACCAGGTCAACAGCGGGGGCCTCCAGTAGGTCCCCAGCCATTCCCGCAACGAGGTCGGCCGCTGCGCTCTTGACCAGCCCAGCGTTATAGTCCGGAATGTTCCCGCTGGTCATCAACTTTTGGGCCTCCCTTTTGTTCTCCAGCGCAGCAGTTTCCCAGCCATTGACGACCGGAACGATGTTGACCAATCGAATGCTGTCCTTGTCCATTTGTCTTTCCTCCATTCTTATACGAGCCACTGGCTCATCCAACTATCGAACTCGCTGAAGCGGAAGATTTGCAAGGCACGCCGCCGCTCAAGTGAAACGGCAAGCCACAAATCAAAAAGCGTTGCATCGTACATCTTCGTATCAACGCACAGGTCGTTGTGCATACAGTACGCAGTCCACAGGGCCATGAGCTGACTGCGACAGACGGCGTTGCGAAAGTCTGTCGTGTCATCCTTGACGTAATCAACGAGGAACTGCCATTCGGACTTCTCGGTCATCCAGATCACCTCCAATCTTGTAGGTCTTTCCCCGGCTGCGGCCAGTCCCCTTGCGGTACTCTGCAATCCAGACCGTCTTGCCGCTCTTGTAGTGGCGGAAGTGGCCTCTCACGGTAAAGGAGCAGGCCGGGCTTGCATGGTGGCCTCTGGGAACCACTGTGAGCTGTTTTCCAGCCGAGTGAATGATGTATGTGGTGTTGGCTGTATGCGGCTTTATGGAGCCCATGCTCTTGGCGGGAGCCTTTGTTGAGGCGGCGGATTTCTCGCCCCTGATGCCGACCGCTCCATACGTCATCAGCGCCATCAGGGAGCCATACACGGTCAAAGCGCCCTGTTCGGTTTCGGCGGGGTTGCAGTCCGCAGGGAGCGTACTCACTTTCTTCTTCCACAAGCCGTTGCCCAGCGGAGCGAAGACAACGTGGCCGAGCTTCCGGGCCGGGCTGTCGAGGTAGAGCTTCAGCTTCTTGTCAGAGCGGAAGCACTTGATGGAGATGCCGCTCTCGACAATCTGGATTTCCACTTCTCGCAGGGGAACCGGCATCGAACGAACCAGATCGTTGTGCTCATCCCGCCATGCAAGGAGCTTTTCGATGTCCGCCGCTGTGACCACGATCTTGTCCATCATCCAGAATCCCTCCCAACGAATGTGCCGGCATAAAGCCGCCCGCCGATCATGTAGTGGTAGTATTCATGCCCACGCTGGATGTCGGCCTGTCTGCCGGGCATGGGCCGCAGAACCAGCGGATGCCCAGCAACCTGCACCACATACTCTCCAGCCGGGATGAGCGCTGCCATCCACGGCTCCACCGGACTGGCCCGCGCCGGGCATCCATCCATGCAGCAAGTGGCAGTAACCGGGTCCACATTCATGGCGAACATGGAAAGCTGCTCATATCCGCTCATAATCACACCCACGCCGGTTCGACGGGCGATTCAGGCAGGCTGCACAGCCAGTCAATCACATCCTGCGGAACTTCTTCGGTCTGCCATGCGTGACCATACTGGTAGCCACAGACCGGGCAGGGCTTGCCGAGAATGCCATCGGGGTGTTCATCAGGATGGAGCCATCCGAGGGTCTTCGTTTCGGTCGCGCCAGCCATTCCGGGGTAGAGCGGCTTCTGCGGCTCGTAATACAAAGCTGCCTTGCCGGAGATTTCGTGAGGGAGCGTAAGGCTGTACGGCAATTTGGCAACCTCAATCTGGTCATCGCTCAGGGCTGCGGTCATGCCATCGCAGAGCATCTTCCAAGAGCTTCTCTTCATGGATTCCTGCCGTCGAAGGGTTTTGCTGTTCAGCCGGTAGTGGTACAGAGTGACAGGCGTTGCAGCCAACTTGTCCCAGCCAAGCTCCTTCTGGTGCTTGCAGTACGGCCGCATATCGTTCAGATGCCACTCATCCCAGATGGAGCAGAACTTGTCGAGCATTTCCTGCGTCCATTCATCGCAAGGGCGACCTTCGCGGATTGCATCAACGCACTGACCAGCACTGCCACGGCAGTTGCCGCTCGGCATGGGGCCGATAACACCGGTGATGCTGAGGCGGGTGCCATCGAACTCGATCTTGCAGAACGCCCGCGTAACATCTTCGTTGCCTCTGCGTGTATAGACCTTACAGATGCACGGACTAATGACCTTCTTCATGCCTCTCTCCCCTTTCTGGCTTCAGCCATGATGATGTCAATATTTCTTTCCAGCAGTTCTACCATGTCCTGCCTCCTCTGAGTCAGCATTTCTGCCAGCTCTGCGTAAACCGCCGCCTTGGTGATGACCCGGCAGTTACAATGCACTGCGAGGATGAGGTCATCAAAGGTCAGCCCATCCAGCAGACTATCGCAGGTGCTCAGGTCTTCACCGAGCTTCCACTGTCTATCAACCATCGTCATTATCCTCCTCTCCCATCGGAACCGTTGCCAGCGCATCGGCCAGCATCTTCAGCATCTCCTTGATGGCATCAGCATCATCAACCAGCTCGCGGATTGTACTGGGACAGCCGCCCCTCCCGCGATGCTCGACCCACATTTCTGCGTGTTCGTCAGGGTCGAAGTCTTCTGCGTACTCAGCGACCTCCGCCGGTATGTCCTTGCCTTCAATATCAAAGACGATGTCCTCACCGGCCGGACTCCAACTTTCCAGCTCCCCACTCCCGTCCGAACAACGATGGAAACGCCAGTTCAGGTCATCGAAGACCTCATCCATGCTGGAATACTGTTTCTGCGGTTCCGGCGGTGCAGGTTGCTTCAGCTCCAGCTCCGCAAGGGCGTTGATGGTCTGCCGGAGCTTGCTGGATAGCGGCGAATAGGGATTTTTCAGGCCGTTCAGCCGTTCCTGGAGGATGAGCCGAGCAAACTTCAAATCAGACAACTCATCCAGCATCTTAATCGTGTACCTCATGGCGTCCTCCTTAAAGTGACCCGCAGAAGCATCCGAGCTTCTGCCACAGGTTGAACGTCTTCAGGCTCATCTGCACGGTATCGGGAACGCCCCGGCCGACCGTCCAGTTGTGAGCCATGCGGAACAGCCGCCCTGCGGCCTCCCGCTCCGATTCGCTGAAGTCGGCCAGCCATGCCCTGCGGCGGCGACCGCTGCTCCAAGTGCAGCCGTAGCGAACCATGCAGATGAGGTCGTACGGGATGTTCGCCCGGACTTCCTCAGCGGTGAGCTTCATCATCCGCTTTGCCATATTACTCGTCCTCCTTAATCCTGAAGAAAGCCATTGCGCTTGCCTTGATGCTGCTCGGCCATCCGTCCGGGTAGGGGCGCTGCGTACCATCCGTAAAGGGAACCATTGCGGTGGCCTCTACAGCCAACATCTCGCCCTCGTACTGGTAGGGGCGGCAGCGGAACGTGCGAAGCTGGATGCGCTCGCATTCCATCGTGCCAGCCCCCATACGCCGCAGATCATCCGCATTGCGTGCCGCGTTCGGGTCATACCCGGCGGCTTTCATGTGGTCCAGAACCGTCATATCAGGCAACCTCCTTTCCGACAACATTCAGGCAGATGTAGAACCGGCCATCGAGGTCTTCAACCTCCCAGAAGTAACCGCCGGTGTACTTGCCATCGGTCAGCGCCTTGTCCTGCCAGAAGCCTTCCTTGATGCACTCGGTAATGGTCTCCTGCCAGCCATCGAAGCGTTCATCCCCGGCCAGCGCCTTGAAGAAGCGGTTGACTGCGGTCTGCCACATCTTGCAGTCGGTGATGAGGTCGGCGCAAACCATGCCGTTCGGCTTGTTCACGATAGCAACCAGATCGACGTCCTGCTTGTGTGCGTCCTTCTCGAACTCGTCGAAGTTGGCGTATTCTTTCACCTTCAGCATTTCTAAATCCTCCGTGTTTTGGTAAGTTGTTTTCTGTATCTTCATTCTAACTTACCGAGCTGGTAAGTCAAACTTATACTGAAGATTTCACAAAAAAATTCACCGTATACCGAAGGAACTTTAGCCAGCAGTTATGCTCTGTTCCCGAACCTATCTAAGAACTGCTGGGCAACATGGGCGCTTACCGGGGTGATGGTATGATGCTGGCATCCAGAAAGCTGGTAGAGGACGGTGAAGTGGTTCCCGGCGGCATCCTCGAACAGCTCCACATAGAAGTCCTCAAACATCACAGACTTGTTCGTGCAGATGGACTCCGCCTTCCGCGTATCATACCGAACGCCGTCTACCGTCTGGGCCACCGCAGGGCTGCTGCTGTTGTTCAATACTGGGAGTCCGGCCCCGGCGGCATCGCTCATGCCGATCTCGTACCCGGCAAAATGCAGGGCTTCCGACAGCTCATCAAAGGTGAGCGAGTTGTTCTTTAGCCTGCCGCTGAGATTCTGCGGACTCCAGCCCATGTGTTCAGCCAGCTCTTTCTGGGTCTTACCAGCCCCCGCAAGAGCGGCGCGTACCATTTCCGATGCTCGCATACCATCAGCCTGCCTTTCCAGCCAGAACCCGATTCAGTAGGCTCTCGTACATGGTCTGGAGCATTTCACACTTGGCTTTCGCTGCGGCCAGCTCCGCAGCCATATTCGGATTTGCCGCAGGTGTAGATACCTTGACATCCCGGATGACCGGAACTTCTTTCGTGACCTCCACGATTTTCTCTACGGGCTTTCCAACTTCCAGCTCCAGCGAGATCAGCATTGCAACCTCCACGTTGGTCATCTCTGCCGGGGTCAGGTGGCCCTTGTAGCCCAGCAGGCGGTCAACCGATACGGTCGTGATCTGCTCACAGAGGGCAGTGCTTTCACGTTCAGAGCTGCGGATGAGAACGTGCGTCGGCAGGTCTTTCTTCGGTTGGGTGGTCAGGTATACGACCTCTACTATCTCTGCACAGGCGTTGTTCTTCTCGTTGGAGACGATGATTGCCGGGCGTCCCGCCGCCTGCTCACAGCCGGTGTAGTTGTCCTTGCTCACATACCAAATGTCGCCGCGCTTGATTTCCATATCCTTACTCCTCCTCTTTAGCATGACGCTTCAGCTCGGAAGCATCAATGGTGATGCAGGTGGTGTTGGCGACGATGCCGTCAGCAATCCCCTTGCCATGCTCGTCCAGCAGGGACTCCAGCGAGGTCGCGGTGAGCCGCAGGGCAGCAACCATGAACGGGAAGTCCATCAGGTCATACCGGCTTACAACGCCCATCAGCTCTTTGGTCATCGCGGTGACGCACTCGGCAGAAATGCTGCGGGCATCATCGGGCTTATTTGCAAGCACTGCCAGCGTCATTCGCAGCGCATAGGGCATCATTTTCTCAGCCATTGTCTTTATCCTCTCTGACTGCGTTTTTAGAAGCAGCCTTATTATGCCTTCTCCATAGGACTGGGTCATAGTCGAAACATTTTGAACCAGCGTGATAAAGCATTGGCATACATCCATGCGTATAAATCGGAAGTGTGCATCCCTCTTTTGTATACCACACGCAGTCTTCAAAGTGGCACTCAGTACGAAATTTCTCCCAGTGACGAATCATATACTCGCCTGTGTGCCTTCTTTGGCTGTTCTGCATCAGGTATGAAGCTCCCTTGCTGTGTCGTTCATCGAACCATTTCCAAATGGTAAGACGGTCGGTTCCTGCGGGAAAGTCCATGAATGGCTTCTCCAATTTTTCAGTGTCAGGGTTCACAGGAATTTTTTTGAATCTTTTCCACTGTTCTTCAAGCAACGCATCGCGTTCTTTCAGCGTATTCATTACCAGCGCCTCCCCAGAAAGAATCTTGCCAGCCATACAACAGCCATCGCCCCGGCGAGTGCCCAAAAGGCGGCGCAGAGGATGTTCGTGGCCGCTTCGAGCCACTGATCTACCACGATCAACCATGCCATCATCATTTTGCCTCCCCTCAGCCGAATACCAAATCGCCGAACAGTGCGTGCTGGACAATCTCGTCTGCACAGATGGCATCAATCTGGCCGCAGTCAACGGAGCCATCTGTACTGCCCACAACATCGCAGTTGGCGTAGCAATTTTCGAGCCACTGCTTAAATCCAGCGAGGAACTTGTCGAGATCGAGCATATAACAAGTCTTGTCATCCTCAAACGGCTCTTCGAGCCAAACGGCGAGCTGTCCACCACGAGAAATCTGTTCACTTGCGTACTCCCCGAGATACTTGCCCTGCACAACAACGCGCCTGCACCAGTAGTTGATGCCGCCCTCCAGCGCAGAAACCATGATGTCATCGACATCCTGCTGGGTCAGCCGAGCCGTAATCTCTGCATGAACCTCAAACTTCTTTTCATCGGTCATCTTTCTTCATCCTTTCATCAAATTGTCGGGTCAAAAATCAGGCCATCCCACTTGCCGTTCAGACGGTCGGGGTACTTCCCGGTCGGAACCATGTACCTGTCCGGGACTTCCGGCGGCAACGGCCGCTCGTTCCTCAAATCCATACCAGCGTCGAACATCGAGAGCTGCACGGTCTGGCTGGTACGTTCCCGCAGGAGCCGATACCAGTAGATGATGTGGTTCCGAACAAGGTTCAGATTCACACCATCCGGCCATGCAGGGTCAGAACAACCGTTCTTCTTCAGGTCATCCCAGTGCTTATACTCAGCGTCCAACTGCTCCCTGATCTGGGCCTCGCTCATCTCTTCAGGGGGAATATAGCGGCTCACAGGTGCGCCTCCTTTCGGCGCTCATCGGCGATGACATCAGCGGTAGTGCGGTCAACGCCGAGCTTTTCGAGCTGCCGGTAAGCTGCTTCCTTTTCCTGCGGGCAGTCGGCCCAGACGAGATCATCAATCATGTCACTCAGCATACGCCAGCCTCCTCTCTTGTGATAGTCCCGCTCGTCCATGCCCCGGTGCGAATGCCAATGCTGGGCAGGCGGGCCAGCAGGGCCTTTTTCATGCTATCGAGGTATTCCCGATAGCGCCGTTTCTGAAGGCCGGCCAGCCATGCGCTCTGACAGTCGGAGTAGCCGTCTTTCTGGACAAGCTCGACAGCCAGCGACCATTCGTTGTCCTCCACGCAGATGTAAAACAGCTCGTTTTCGAGGATGACCCGACGCTCATTGCCGAGCCAGACGTTCGAGTTGGCCGCAGGCTGGAAGCTGGGACAGAGCTTCCGCAGTTCGGCACAGAAGCATTCGAGAACGTCTTCTTCCTCGTAACTGCTCCCGACTTCATCGAGATACCAGTCCGGTCCCGTGATGTCGGCATAGTCGAGATCACGCTGGAGGCGGTCTTCGCAATCGTCTGTTCCCGGGCCATCCTTGCGGTACACCCGCAGGTCATCGTTGTCGATGTAGAACAAACCCTCATACGAGCCGGTTACACAAACATTGCCACGTCCCATATCACTCACCTCCATCAGTCACTCCAGCAAACGGCATTGGCTTCTTCGGGCCGCTGCCATTCAGGTTCTTCTTCAATGCCCCGGTCATCAGGCGGCTCCATTACTCCGCCGAACCGGTCAAGCCAGCCGGAGCAATCATACATCGGATTCATCGCTGTTCTCCTTCAGGTAGCAGTGGTCAACGACCCAGCCGCCCTTGTTGCCGAAGTCCTTCATGTACCAGTCGAGGCGAACCATCTGGTCGGTGCCATCCAAGCAGGAACCGAACAGGCTGGTGGAGCAGCAGCTCGGCCGGAAAGCCTTGTTGTCGCTTCTGACCTCATAGGTGCGGCTGCGCAGCGGGTAATGGCGGTCAGGCCAGTTGCTGTCAGCAAATACGATGCAGGCGCTCACCGGCTTTGCAAGCTGGGTCTTGTTGTGTTCAACGAACAGGTCCCGCAGTTCGGGATAGGTCATGTTCTGGTTATCCATAGCTGATACCTCCATCAGAGAACAAAGCAGATAACGAGCAGGGTGACGGCAAAGGCTGCTGCGCCGATGGCAACGGCGTTCAGCACGTTGTTGAAACGCTCCCGGTCGGCATCCTTCTGGCGGCGGGCAATGCGGCTCCGCTGCTGTGCGGGGCTGTTCAGCATCCGCAGGAAGCAGTTCGGGTCGTTCTCCCACTCACGAGCAGCGGTCATGTTCTTGTTTTCCATAACTAAAACCTCCAAAATATCAAATTCTTTACGGGTGGCTCCCGCGACGCCCCATGCGGAGCGTTTCGGCCGGTGCCAGCGGCCATATCATCAGGCGGGTCGGACTTCCTCGCAGTAGTAGAGGTCAACAAAGCCGTTGTTGTACACCCACATCTGGCTCATCCAAGGCTGCTCGCAGTGAGCCGCATCGGTGTTGTGCCAGCCATTGCCTCGGTTGGTGAGGACGTCGGTGTAGGTGGCTTCTCGTGCATCCACGCCCTTGACTTTGTGAGCTGCCCCGCTGCGCTTCATGATCTTGAGAAGGTAGACCGTTTCTTTGTCCATGTACTGCTCGGCCTCGTTCATGGCATCCAGCAGATTCTCCGCCTTCAGCATCTTGTAATCAATGGTCATCGGCTTGTAATTTGCGCTGTAGTCAATCGCTACGATGTACTCGTTCTTCATATTCCATGCCTCCATTCTCGAATCAGCCGAAGTACTTGCTTGCGAACTGAGCCTTGCTGAGCGTCTTCATATCATAAACGTACTCAACAGCGGATGCGACATCCATGTCGGTTTCAGTAACAAGTTCCTTGACCAAGTGGGTGAGGTTGTTCTCACGGATGTAAGACTTCATAGCTTCGAGTTCCATCATCGTCTGTTCCTCCATAATCTTACCGTTTTGGTATGTTTTTCTGTATCTTCATTCTAACTTACCCACCACTGGTGTCAAACGAAATTTGAAGATTTATCGAAAAAATTTACGGAGTACATCTGGGAGTTTACCGGCGTTCAGTAGACCATGCCTTCCGGGTCGATGATGGCGCATTCCTTACCGTGAACGTAGTAGGCGTTGCCGCCCTCATCCACCCAGACCCGGCAATAGCCAGACAGCCCAATTTCCGGGCCGCTGGCTACGCCGTCCCACTCTGGCTTGCGGGTCAGCTCGCCGACTACCGCAAAACCGATGTCCGCTGCATACCGGCGGACAATGCTCTCAGTAGCAGGCATGAGCGGTGTTGACGATGCAGCGAACCATCTTCTCGATGGCCTTGTCAATCGGGCAGTTCAGGAATGGAAGGTCCTTGTCAGCTACAATCTCACTTTCAAGTATCCAACCGTGCTCGTTACGAGCCTCAACCCAGCATCTGCCATCGGCTTCGCCGAGCTTGATTGAAAACGACAACTCCGCTTCATCGCAGTATTCGAGGTAACCCCAGAAGATGCAGGCCACGTTCTTGCTGAGGCGTCTGACCGACCACTCCCAGTTGGGGTCGTTCTGGTTGGCCTCGGAAACCAACCGGCTAATCAGTTCCTTGTGTTCACGCAGATCATACATAGTTCTCAACCTCTTGACTTTCTCCTGCCCTCCTGATAAGATGGAAACGAGATGGGGCAGGTCCCATCCCGTTCCGTCTGGCTAGGTTCCCACAGGGTCGCAAACGGTGTGGGGAACCTAGCCTTTACTGTTTCTTAGACTCGCCGGTTGCGGGGTCGAGGACTCCGGCAATGCACTTAATGCACTGCGTCGCTTCCTCGTCCGTGTGACCGTGAGCTTTCAGCCAGTCGATCAAGCGGCTGGCTTCCAAAGCGGTCATGCTGCACTCGCCTTTCATTTTGTTACACCTCCTGCTCGTGCTTCCAACTTACCAGCCGGATGCTGGTAATTGTAGATAACTTACCTTTTTGGTAATTTATCTTAGTATCATTATAACTTACCCAACTGGTAAGTCAATCTGTTTTTTAATTTTTTCAAAATATTTTTTATATCCACTGGCTATTTGATGCCAAGCCGCTGGTAGCCTCTGGAAAACATCTGAATTTGCATTTTGGTTACGGGTAAAAGTGTATTGGGAAACGTCTGGAACCCTCTGGGAAGGATTTGTCAAAAGTGCATAACAAAATTTGGCTATTTTGAGAATTGATTTTTCTGGCGACGTTGTTCCATCGAAATTTCCGTGCAAACAAAAAAATCCCCCTGCACCAGCCTTTTTACGGGTCATGGTACAGGGGGATTATCATTTTACGCTGACTTTGCGCTGACTCAGCCCAGATTCAGCGTATTCTGGGCAGCGGCCTGCTTGGCGGCGACGTGGTTGGCGTCGATCTGGGCCTCAATACGATTTTCGAGGTACTGGGTCGTATCGCCGAATGTGCTCTTGATGTAGTCCTGCGCGTCGCTGCTCATGCTTTTCAGGGCGGCAGACACGGCCCGCATCAGGGCTTCCTTCTGCTCCGCCTCATTGAACGTCCCGGCGGCTTTGAGGTCGTTGACGTAGGTCTGGTTCATCGCGGCCACGGCATCGGACACCGCACTGCCGATTTCGCGGACGAGGCGCTGCACCTTGATGTCGTTGATCTTTGCCGCGATGAACTCGATGAACACGGCAATGCCTTTCTGGATGCAGACGGTCACGATGGGAACGCAGACCAGCAGGGCAATGTACAGCAGGCTTCTCGTAAACTCATTCATATTCGGTTACTCCTTTCATTCAGTGAACCTGATTCTTCAGGCTGTTCATCCGCTTATCACCTTCGATGGCGGCAGCGGTAAAGCTGTTGTTCTTCCACCACGCAGCGACGCTGGTGGCAATGGTCAGGCCGGTGGTCACGAACTGTTCCACCTCTGAGCTTTCGATGGGCAGCAGGGGCTTCCCGGCTGCACTCGAAACCTGATTTGCCAGAGCGAACGCCAGAGCGGCCGTGCGGGCCAGCGTAGCGATGGACACTTTGCTATTCGTCATAGAGCCTATCTCCTCTCACAGGTACTTGTCAGCGCCAGACAGCGCCTTCCACGATGCAGGGCCGCAGATGCCGTCCACAGTCAGGCCATGCGCCTCCTGCGCTTTCATCAGGGCATTTTCCGTCCCCTCTCCGAACAGGCCATCAGCCTTCAGCTTCAGGAGCTTCTGGAGCATGATCGTCGCACTGCGGTTCGCGTCCCCGGTGCAGCCCCGGCGGATGGTGGGAAGCACGAACTTGTTGTAGGTCGTGCTGGGGTACTTTCCAGGCGTGGTGCAGAGCCACGTCGCTTTCGTGCCACGGGTGTCGGCGTGGACAAAGGCTCCACGGCTGTGCCAGTAGATGCCGATGCCGCCGAACCCCACGGCTTGAGCAAGGATGCCCAGTGCCACAGGGTTGATACTCCGATTCTCCGTCCTCCAGTCCGCTGCCATGCCGTAGCGGTGCTTGGAGTTCGGGCTTCCGCCCACGGCCTTGCTGGCGTTGTGCTTGATGCAGCGGTAGCCAGACGTGATCTTCAGCGGGCGGTTCACCTTGTCTCGGATGAACTGGAGCTTTTCGGCCAGCTCCGTGTCCACCGACTGCTGTCCGCAGCCGCAGGGACACTCGAACTCGGACTTGGTAAAGTTCTTGGTGAGCGCGGTCTTATCCCCGCGCTGGAACGTAATGATGCTCAACTTACACACCTCCTAAAAGCCGATTTGGGTAAACACATGGCCGAGAAAAGCACCAATGACGGCGGCCACGACATACCAAACAGCTTTGCGCCACATTTCGCCATCACGGTTTTCTAGTGTTTCCAGCCGCCTGCCCTGTCTTTCCTGCTCCTTCACCATGCTTTCCATGCTCAAGGCCAGCTTCTCGACCGAAGTGGACATTGCGCCCATTTTGCTTACGCTTTCCTCCAGCAAGGCGATTCGTCTGTCCTGACGGGCATTTTCTTCCTCGAGCCGACGCTTGAACTCCTCATGCTCGGCTCGCGTAATAGGCTGGTCCATCTGAACCTCCTCTCCTTCGTCATGCAAAAAAATGAGGGGAGCCGGTTCTCCCGACTCCCCTGCGCGATCACTCGACCTCGACTTCGAGGTCCTTCAGGATTTCCTCAACCTGCTTCCGAATCAGCGCCGGAACCTGATCGAGGGTCTTCTTGCCCTTCACAATGAGGGTTTCATAGATGACTGCCATGATGCCTTTCTCCTTTCTCAGTAATATTTTTAAGGCAAATTCCCGCAGGCGGCTCAT